TACAATGATGAGGTTAATGTTTGGTTTTCTATTGACAAGACCGTGAACCTAAATCCTTTTGATGCGCTAAAATACATCTCTAGAAGGTTTAACATGAATATAGTCTACGACTATGAAAACGACACATTCGTTTTAGATACTCTAAAAAACATAAGAGGTAACACTGCTCAGACTTTTGACGGAAACATTGACGACCTTATGGAGATTCAAGTTTCTTTAAATAGAGATAGAAACAGGTATCTGAATATAAAAAACGAAAACTACGGACTAGAGAAAGATACTGTAGATGGAGTTACATACGGAGACCTTTCGCAGTACGAAATAGTTCCTGACGGAGAAGGCGAGAAAGACCTGTCATTAGGTTCGGCTATATACAACAATGGACTAGGCGGTAATGAGAATGTTGAGGTGATAAGCAGTGACGCTAGAGCGGTTTACAACATTGCGGAACAGGGGTATTCTAAAAGAGAATTTACCTCTGTAAAGGACATTGGTATTCGTTTCGGGTATTTAGACAGGCCTACTAGAGACACCTATATATATGGCCCTAAGCTTTATGTCAAGGGTTACTCTATATCTAACTCAGTAGCTGCTGATGGGTTTGTAGGTTCTTATCAGCAAGATAGAGATGGCTCGCACAGAAGATTTGGAACATACTACCTTGGCGGTGTTTTAAAGACGGTGACTAGCGATTCTCTTGATTTGGACTTTTCTAACTCTTCAGGATATGTTACAGAATTCCTGAATGACGACAGGGTTCTGTCTATGTATAAACCAACAGCTTCTTTCAATGTAGTGTTAAACTCGGACTACATAAGCAATCCTTATCAAAACTTTACTCCAATCACAATTTCATTGATGAATAACAACACTCTATACATCAAGTCTTTAACAGGAGATATTGTAAATGATAGGATATACGGAAAGGTAGAAGCTATAATATTGTAAATTAGAATAATGGCAAACACTTATAACGATTACCCAGCATCTGCTTCTAACAACGCTAAGAAAGTTCTAGCGTGGAAAAAGAAGTATGGCAAGGAAGTAAAAGGAATGACTTCTGTGGGATGGACTCGTGCATCACAATTAGCTTCAAGAACTAGATTGAGCTATAGAACTATTGCTCGTATGGCTGCATTTAATCGCCATCGCAAGAACGCTGCTATTGACCCCAAGTATAAAAACGAGCCTTGGAAAGACAGAGGCTATGTTGCTTGGTTAGGTTGGGGAGGAACTAGCGGAGTTAATTGGGCTATTAAAAAAGCCGAGTCAATTCGTAAGGGAACTGCAAAATAAAAAACTATGGATTTACCATTATATGATATAACGCTTAACGGTGAAGAACAAGGGATGTTTAAAGTCTCTATTGTTGACAAACCTGCAATCATGGAAGGCTTTCTAGCCTTTAACAATGATTCAATAAAGTTTGAGGCCGTTAGCGAAGAAAAAAAACAGGTGGTTGGTCCACTACTTATACCCGACCAACCTATATACCGTAGAAACGAACAATTCGGTGAATACTATGTCCGTTTTTCTGCCGACACAATAGAGCAGATTCTGTATAAGTACAGCAAAGATGGATTTTTTAATTTGTTTAATCTTGAGCATCAGTATGACACCGATGCTGTAGTAATGCTTGAGATGTGGATAAAGGAGTCTGATATAGACAAGTCTGATGAGTATGGATTTGACCTACCTGTAGGAACTCTGTTTATGAAGGCTCAGATAGAAGACGAGTCATTATGGGGAGCTATTAAGGACAAAGAATTTAATGGCTTTTCTATTGAGATAAAAGCTGACATTAAAAAAGTAGAAGAAAAAATGACTGAATTCCAATTTGGCGAAGCGTTTGGCGCTTACAAAGCCGACATGAATTCCGAAATCATTTCTCTAAAGAAAGAGATTGAAACTTTGAAAGAAGACAATCTTCAACTTATGGAGACATTGATGGACGAAAACTTTGCAGGTGTTAAAGACCTGAGAAGTGCTATTGAGATGATTCAGAAACATATTGAATCTATGGACATGGTTGAAGAGAAAGAAGAAGAAAAAGAAGAAAAATACTCTGAAACCGTAGAAGAAGTTCAAGAAGAAGTTTCTGAACAACTAGCTGAGGAAGAAGCTCCTGCTGAAGAAGCTGCTGAAGAAGTAGCTGAAGAAGCAGTAGAAGAGGAAGCACCTGTTGAAGAAGTTCAAGAAGGACTATCTGAAGAGGAAGCTGAATTAGCTCTTTCTGCAGAACAAGAAGAAGTTGCTGAACAAGTTGAAGAGCCTAAAGCTCTTGAGTTCAAGCAAATTAACAAGACCAAGGTAAGCATGATTGACAGCTTCTTTGGCAAACGATTATATTAAGAATTGTAAATTAGTTTAAATACTAGATAAATTTAAAAAAAAATGGCTGTAACTGTTGCTACATTAGATTGGGGAAACCGCACTCCCGATTTATTTATTGACTCTATGGTGAAGAGCGCTGCTGTATTGGAGCGTTTCCGCCTTATTGATGGTGTAAAATCTAAAGTTCAAGTACCTATCTTTGATGCTTCTTTAACTTTTGGCACTGACTTATGTACTTTTGACCCACAATCATCTGCGTCTATTGACGAGAAAGAGATGACTGTATCTACTTACAAGTGGGCATTTAAAAACTGTAAGAATGTTCTTGAGACTACTTACCGTTCTGTATTGTTGAAGAAAGGTCAACACAACCCTGAGACTATGGACGCTGAGTTCAAGGATTGGGTATTTGACTACTTTGCAAAATTATCTGCTCAGAAAGCTCTTGAATTAGCTGCTTCTGAATTGACTACTGAAATGGCTGCTGACGCTGATGTAATTGATTACGATACTGACGCTGTCTTAACTGACGCAAACATCTTGACTCACCTTGAAGGTGCTTACCAAGCAATGTCTGCTGAAATGCTATCTCAAATCTATGGCGGTGCTGACCGTGCTTTGCGTCCTGCAATCTTTGTTGGAACTAAAGCTATGCAACACTACCAAATTGCTATTGCTGATAAGCATACTACAACTCCTCAAGGTATCATTGAGGGTGGAGTACCTAACTACTTCGGTATGGAAGTAGTATTATTGTCTTCTTTGGCAGACAATGAGTTCTTCATCTCTGCACCTGAGAACTTGGTTATGTTGACTGATGACTACAACGACAACCGTGCAATTGACATGGAGTACGAAGCAAAAGAGTCTACAGACAACATTTGGGGTCAGTTCAAGCTAGGGTTCTCTTACCTTAAAGGTGAGGAAATCGTTTACGCTAAGAACTTCGCATAATTTTTATAGGAGGGGGTAACCCCTCCTTATAACTCTTTAAAATAAAAAGAAAATGCCTGGATGTGTAATTGACTTTACAAATTTGAACGACATGACTTATGATTGTGGTTTGAATTTCACTGGTGGTTTAAAGACCATCAAATTAATGGAAAAATCAGAGTGGGACGGCGCTATTGAGGCTGCTACTCCTGAGATTGAGTACGCTGCTGCTGTTGCAGCTGACCCTACCGCAACTCCTCCTGTAGTGGGTTCTCCTGCTCAGTTTGATTTTGTAGCGGGTACAAGCGCTATATCTCTAATTACTGCTGCTGATGTACTTACTTTAGGGTTTAACAACAAGGATGGTTTCTCTAACTTCTCTGATGTTAAAACTGTAAATGCTGATGGTTCAGCTTCTGCTGTACCAACTGTACAGGTTGAGTTTGCTCGTATGAGCGCCCAACTTCGTAACGACCTTGACACTCTTGCTACAGGTGGTGGTGAGATGGTAGCTATTGTAGAAACTGCTGCAGGAACTGTACACGCTATCGGAACTGAGTTCGGATTGTACGCAGGGACTGTTGATGGTGCTACAGGTGCTGCTCGTACTGACAAGAACCGTTACCAATTGACTTTAACAGGAGAGGAAAACAGCTTGTCTTACGGAGTAAGCGATGCTCTTTGGACTGCTATTAAAGCTCTTTAATCTTAACTGATTAACTAATCAGGGGGAGGGATTTCCCTCCCCTTTTTTTATATTATGAAGAAACTAAAGATAGGAAACAACAATTATATTTCTGTTATTAAGACGGCAAACATGTCTTCTGATAGCCAATACGATGTCAAGATTACAAAGTCTGACACCAACGATGTTCTTTCTTTCACAGACACTTTAGTTAACTTCAGAGAGAATGCTGATTTCCTTACGCTGTCTGTTAACCTAACGGATAATGATGACAGTGATTATGGAAGTGGTGTTTTAGATGTATATATAGGCGAAGAGAAACTCTCCTCTTATTTAGTTGAATTAGGTCAAAGCACGACTAGACAACGATTAAATAGCGACAGTTCTTCTTTATACTACAATGTTACTAAGATGGTAACAAACACTCCATAATTGTAAATTAGTAAAACAGAACTATGGGTTTATTTGACTCAATCACTGAATACTTTGCATCTAGCACTTCTGTAGCAAAAGCTACGACTGTGCCTACAAATGCATTAGAGCGTTCTATAGAGAACCTCAGCGGTAAGTATAAGCTAGGATTAACGAACGAGGGTAATTATATTAAGTTCGGTAACAGCGATGACTTTCCTATTATCATAGAGAAGATGCTTAAACAATCTCCTGTACACGCGGGGATTATTTCAAAGAAATCAAAGATGGTTTCGGGGACAGGCATTGACTACAACACAGACGCTTTTAAGTCTAAGCCTAAGCAATCAGAGATTGCAGCATTTATAAAAAACTGCTCAGGCAAACACGCAGGCTTGCACGATGTAATGATGCATGCTGCTTTTCAATACGAGCTACATGGCTCAATGGCATTCTTAGTAAAATGGAATGCTGCTCATACTAAAATTGTTCAGCTAACATCTTTGGATATCAAAGGTGTTCGTGCAGGAGAACCTAACGAGCAAGGTAAGGTAACGGATTATATTATCAGACGATTCTTCGGAATTGGTGCAGATGCAGTTCAACACAACGAACCTAGAAAAATAAAGTCTTTTGATAAATTTGACAAAAAGAGCAGAGAACAAATCTTGTATGTTAAAAACCCGTATTCAGGGAACGACTACTATGGTGTTGCTTCCTATGTTTCCGCTTACCACTATATTACTGCAGACTATGAATTCGGAAAACACATAGAGAACTCAGCTGCAAATGGTTTTACTCCAAAGGTTCTAGCTACTTTCATTGGTCGCAATATGTCTTCTGAGCAACAGCGAGAAGAGTATTTAAAATTCAAAGAATCTTTTACAGGTTCTGAAGGTGACAACTTTGTTGTCTCTTGGGTAAAGAAACAAGAAGACGCTCCTAAGTTTACGCCTCTAGATGTACAAAACCTAGACAAAACTATAGATGTATTATCAAGACTTAATGACGCTAAAATCCTTACTGCTCATAATGTCACTAGCCCTACCTTGTTTGGGGTTATGGTTAGCGGTAAACTCGGAGGAACAGGGAACGAACTTGTCTCGGCTTATCAGATATTTAGAGCGACAGAGACGCTACCTAACAGACAAATTCTTCTTGATACGATTAATCGCATCCTTGCGACTGTCGGCTATGACAAGATTGATATCAAAATTAAAGAAGAGCAAGTAAACCTTGAGT